AACGGGCTGATCCGCTCAACAAACGGCTGATCCTCCACAACCATCATCGCAGTCTGTGGAATGTTCGCAGCCATCTCATCATCAGTCGGCAAACCACCCGCCAACTCCGGTGCCTCCATGGCAAACTGGTCGGCCTCGTCCAAAGCCTCGTTGTACAGGTCTTCCCGCTCCGTTTCCCCCAGACGGCGCTCCTGCTCCAAAAACTTCCAACCAACCTTCATCCAACTATGGCCGAAAATCAGAAAATCCTTGACAGCGCGGCGAAACGGCTTACGGAAATCGTGGTGCTTCCACAAATGGTTGACCACGGCCTCAACGAAAGCCGCACGGTCCTGATCCTCCGGCTGGTTGGGAGTTACCACAATCTTGGGGTGGTTCACCGAAACAGACGGCGCGATCACATTGATCGTGCTAAAGGCCAAATTGACGGCGATCAGATCCTCGGAACTGACCGACGTTTGCGGCCAATGCTTACCACGGTACAAATCGGCCATACGACGCCACAGGCTGTCGTACCCCATTTCGTCACGCCAACGAGCGGACGCGTCTAACCGACGTTTGACAATCTCGTACTTGTCGGCCTTGGTTTTGCGAGCCATCAGAACATCGCCTTATCTGGCAGACGTTCGATGCTTCGACCTTGGGCCAACGCCTCTTGCTGCGTCTTCCGCCCGCGCTCCTCGCGCGACAAGTGCTGCTCGTCGGGAGGCAACAGGGATCGGGAACCCCGCCCAGTTACGAACCCGATGCCAAGAAGTCTTCGACGGCGTTCCCATAGGTCATCTATCTCGGCGCAGGACAACGCCCCACGCCGCTCCACCACATAGTCGTGGAACTCCTCGTAGGACGCCTCCGGGTGGAGGATCGCCACAGTTACGGGCGCTTGGTGTGTGGTGCAGCGTTATGGCCCTTCAGGTTTGGCTGCGGGCTGGCAGGCTCAATAGAACCCGTGGGACCATGCTGGTTGAACGGAGTGGTCCGCGGCGAGTTCTCACCGTAGCCACCAGTCTGGTTGTTCACCTTGGGTGAACCAAACCGCTGCTTGGGTGAACTGGGAGTCGCCGGTTCCCAAATCGGGTTGGCCGACACGGAGCCGCCACGCTTCATCTTGTTGTTCTGGCCCTTCGGGCCATCAATTGTTTCCGTACCACTGGTATGTGACACAAAGTTACGTACTGCCAAGGCAAAAACCTCCAATAGAGTCTCTAATAGGGAAGGCTAGACTGTCCCACGCACCGTTTTGGCCCCTATTTGCATCGGATTGGACACATCGGCATCTCGTATAACCATGCGGGCAAACCAGTCCACGGTCCAATAATCGTCCACTTTTGGCGCAAACTCGGGCATAAAAGCGTACTGGCGCATCTGATTGGCCAAAGCCAACGCCATAACACGGTCATCGTGCGGAGAACCACTCATAGAACCCCGCTCATTACGGGTATACGTGCGCAACTCCGCCAACGTGTACCTGTCGCGAAGCAGCAACTCGCCGCTCCGCAACGCCATCCCCAAATCGTCAATCAGCAACGGCTTCGTAGTGCGAGTCGTCTTCCACCCAAACTCCTGAGACACCTTGGAAGTCACCTGATTCAACGAACGCTTCCGAAACAGGTTCGGATGCCCCAAATGCCGCAACTGCACAATCGTCGTCAAACCATGATTGTTCGACTCAACACACGTCAGGGCATCATTGTACCACAAAGCGAGCATGTAAACCTCGTTGGCCAATGTGTCGGGGGGAATGTGTCCGTGCCATACAGCAACTTGCTCGCCCGTTCGCACGTCCAACACTTGCGCGCACGAATAGTCCCCGTGTGCAAGCCCCTCCGCCGTGTCAACCCCAATACAGTAGGGGTGTCCACCAACGGGTTCACGCCAAACTGTGAACATCTTTTCGCCATTCCACTACTCGGGTATATGGCTGCCATAAATAACCGCCCTGCCCCTCTTCAACATTTGTTTCCATGTCTTCCAGAACATCCAGATCAAATACCGGATTACCAGACTTGATAAACGCTTCCTCAGGCGTCGTCGGATACTCCTGAGCCAACTGCCACGACAGCATCGACTCCTTTTTCGACTCATACCAAGACTCGTCACGGTCCTCCGAAGCAGACCACGGAAAAAACATGGGTGCAAACCTGTTGGTCCCAGTCTGCGACCCAACCCACAACTCATGGAAAAAGTTCCCCGATCCGTTAGCGGTACTCAAACCAATAATGCGACCCCCCACATCCGCCACCGGCTCTATAGAAGCCCACGCCTCCTCAGGGTTCGGAAGGAACGCCCATTCGTCAACCACAACCAGCGAAGCCGACTCACCTCTAGCAGGATCGGATGCCGAAGGCATCGAAGTAATCTGGCTGCCGTTGCTAAACGCCATCCTCTGCTGATGTTCAACCAGCGTCTGCGGGCCACGTTCCAGCATCCAATCCGGCATGTGTTGAAAACCATACTTGGACTTCCTCAACAACAGCACCGACTCGCGTTCGGTGCGCGACAGGTCAATAATGTTCTGATCCGGTTTGAAAAACGCCAACCAGAACTGGTGGGCAGCCACCAACGTGGTCCAACCGATCTGACGGGCCTTCAAAGTCAGGGAATACCGGTGCTCATCCCAATGCGTCAACGCATTCGACTGGGCAGCACGCAGGTCAAACAGGATACGGCCATGGGCCGGATGCGCTATATGCCAGTAGTTTCTCAAAAAGTGGCGCTCGTCGTCAACGCAGCGCCGCCATTCGGCTTCCTGTTGAAGTTCAGTCAGACGAGTCATCTAGCAGACTGCACGGGCCGTGACGCAGCGTAACACCTTCCCAACACACGCAATTGTCGTGGTCGCAGAACGGGTCGTACACTTCGCGGGCTTCCACGGCGAAACCCCCACGGATCTCGTCAATGTTTCTCACCGGGGCCACCAATCCGGTTTCACACCGAACTCGGCGTACACGGCACGTTCTCTTTGGCGGCGCAACGCACCTTCTACCAGACGTTTCTCCGCCCGCATGCGACGAGCCTTGGCTTCTGCCCCGGTCATCTCAACCCCCTACTGGTTTAGAATAAGGGGCAGCAGCGCCGCCCCGCCACGCAAGGCGGCACCACCACCAGCAGCAGCAGCACCGCCACCGGCAGCCATGCCACCCGATAGCAACATCAACGCCATGCCAACCTTCTGCTCGGTTGACAGATTGTTGAACCAATCGACGGTCTGTCCCTGTGGTGCCCTGAATGCCGTCGGGTCAACAGGCAACTGTCCACTGGGAGCAAACCGACCGGTACGCCGCTCCTCCGCCCGTTCAGCCTCACGCCGTTCGGCCTCTTTCAACTTCTGCCGCGCCTCCGCCAACTGCGCCCGCCAACCACCCATACCATCAAACACTTCCTGTTGCGGGTTCACACGCTGCGAAGACGCCTGCATCGCCGCCTGCATCTCCCTGCGGGCGGCACCATTACCAAACCCCGGTATCCCTGACGGAATCTGAGTAGCAGAAAACTCTGGATCTTCACCAAGAATACGCCACGGCTCCTCCGGTTCCCAGCGAGATGGCGGCTTGTCGGGACCAAGTTGTGTAGTTGGGCGATCCCCCGCAGGCGGGGCCTCAGAGGGCTGCGGCCTGTTGGGCATTGGTATAATTGGGCGACCTGACGGAGCCGTAGTGGCAGGCGGGGCCTCAGAGGGCTGCGGCCTGTTGGGCATTGGTATAATTGGCCTCGTCGGGCGTCCCTCCATCTCATCGACAACCTCTACAACCTCTGGAGAGCCATGGGTCAGATTGGGCCAGTCAACCGGACGGAAACCCCCCTTCTCCCATAGGGCGTCAATAATGTCCGCATCCTCGTACGGGTCAAGGGGTCGTGTGCTGTCAGCCATAGCCATAGCGTTCATACTCGTCGGGAATGTGCCACCCATGTCATAGGCACGCGGCAGCCCCTGAAACAGCCACGGTCCATCATCAGGCTCAGGCGGCGGCTCAGGCACAGGATCGGGGGGAAGCCTAATAGCGTCCTCGTCCGCAGGTTCAGGCACATCATCCGTGATACCACCCCCGTCAGGAAGCGATATATAGCGCGGAGTGCGGCCAAGGTAGTCATAAATCTTCGTCACCCAGTTTCCCTCTTCAGCCGACCCGGCCTCAGGATCGGGAGGCACGTCTTTTCCCTCCCTGCGAGCCTGCTCCGCAGCAGCCTCCAAAAACCTTCGACCCTCAAGGTCAGACGCATTCCCCCAAACACCGCGCCCGTCAGGCCCCGTCTGCCACAAAGCAGGAGGGTTGCCGTAACCACCCCAATGGAAAACACCGCCCATTTGCTGCGGGCGCATCTGCTGTGCGCGCAACAACTCGGGCTGCAAACTCACAGACCGATCAGGGCGAGAACGAACCCCCTGAGCATTAGGACCCCACATCGAAACAGACCTAGCCATCGTCTTCAACCACCCTCAAATGTCGCACCTGAGCCTCCAACTCATCAGCCAACTCACCATCAGACAACCCCGAAACCTCACCCTCATCAACAACAACACGCCGCTTCGGCGTAAACTTCTCAACATACTGCAAATACAAAGACGCAGCCTGCACA